GGAGAAAACCATGAAGATATTAAAAGATATGGTCGAACAACTCTGGACACTGCTAGGCATGTTTATTGCCTGGGTAGTCCTTGATGGTTCAGCCAAGCAAGTTGTAGGCGTTGCTATTTTTGCAACCCTATTTGCGTGGGCAGTTACTTACCCACTTAGAAACCCAAAGGACGAATAATGGACACACTAAAAAATGTAATGATGAGAATCTTTGCAGTTATTGCTGCTGAAGCACTCGGAGTTATTGGCGCTGGCTCTCTAGTCGGTATTGAAGTATGGCAGGCAGCAACTCTGGCTGGTGCGCTAGGCGCAGCACGAGTGCTTGAAGCACTTGCCCGTTTCTATCTAGCAGACGGCAGCCTATCATCAGAAGAAATCAACGCAGCCTTTGCTAAGGTTGACAAGAAAGCGAGTGAGTAATGGGACAACGCATGAACTTTATTGCCACTGCTCGTGGTGAGATGGGCTACATTGAAGGCCCAAAGGACAACGAGACCAAGTATGGAGCCTTTACTAAGGCTAACTTCCTGCCTTGGTGTGGCTCCTTCGTCAACTGGTGCGCTAATGAAGTGGGTCTAAAGATCCCTAACTGCGTATCAACAGTTGTTGGCGCTAAAGCATTTGAAAAGAAGGGTCAATGGGAAAAGGCTAGCGATACTGCACAGCCACTTCCAGGAGACATCGCATTCTTTGACTTCCCTAACGATGGTGTAGATCGCATCTCACATATTGGTATCGTAGTCAAGGACAACGGAGACGGAACAGTTACCTGCATCGAAGGCAATACTGCCCCAGATAAGAAGGGCGACCAGCGCAACGGCGGTCAGGTCTGCCTCAAGGTACGCGCCTTCAAGAAGAAGAATGGTTCTAAGTTACGCAAGTCACAAGCAGTAACAGTGGTTGGCTTCGGCAAGCCAGTGTTCAAGTCCTAAGGAGAAACAATGAATACAGATAAACTAATCGCAGTAGCAACAACCTACGCACGTGCAGCAGTGCCATCAGTGGTGGCGCTTTATGCAGCAGGTGTGACTGACCCTAAGACATTGGCTTACGCATTTGCCTCTGCCTTCATAGCACCTCTCTGGAAGGCTTTAGACCCTAAGGCCAAGGAATTTGGGCGCGGCAGCAAGGCCTAAACAGCCTTTTTAAGACCCCTAGCAGCCCCGTAGAGACAAGGAAACCCCCTACCTAAGTAGAAATACTCAGGATAGGGGGCTTTTTTGTCTTTTACCCACCCGTAGAGTAAAAGCCAGTTCCCTTGAACTGCACAGCAGGTGCTGAATAGACCCTTGATGAGGTCATTCCACACTGCGGACAGTTGATCTCAGTCTCGCGCTCGCGGTAGGAGCGGATCGTTTCGAACAGGTGTTCGCATTTATTACACTTGTACTCGTAGGTAGGCAAGGCTATCTCCCTGGTGGGAAGCAGTAGCAGTCCCAGCACTGATAAGTCGCATCATCTATGATAGTGAAGGCGTCTGCTTCGGTATTAATTATCTTATCGCAGGTAAAGCATTTCTCGATTTCAACCACTGAGTGAGGCTCCCAACATGATAGGCATTGTTCACAGTAACTAGTTTCGTCACAGACCTCACAGGTAGTGTGATCTGTCCAAGTATCGCATAATTCGCAGGCCATTTTCATTTGGTCATGTCCCTTGTGTAAGATGTTAGATGGATAAACCCACACTGATTACAAACGTATGGGTGTTGGTTGAGCCACTTGTGTTTCTTCAAGAAAGACTTGGCATGGGACTTGCAAGCCCAGCGTCGTTTAGTGGCACATACTTCGGGTGATGTTCTTAGTTTAGTTGTCATGCGCCGATCATAACACAGGTGTATAGTCCGATGTGCGGTGAAAGCCGTGGGGCGGAAACTTCAAATGATGGATGACGGCAAATGCCTGAATACAGCATCGCTCCCCTGAACCACCAAATTTTTTTTGGGGGGTAGGGGGGCGTTTCTTAAAATCCGGATTCGGGCAGATTTTTAGAAACCCGTGTCGTCGGGTCTCCCCCTAGTCTGGGGTGTGTTACACTCTCCCTATGAACTCATTACCTGAACATATCTCTTACTCGTCCCTATCTACTTATCAAGAGTGCGGTTGGAAGTATTATCTAACCAAAGTCGAAAAGCACTCAGAAGGTCACGCCGTCTGGTTCACTGGCGGTTCTGCCGTCCACAAGGCTACCGAAGTCTACGACTTAGAAGGTGGCGATCTCGAAACTATCTGGAACAATGTCTGGTTCCAACAAGTCAAAGAAGATGAAGAAGCCAACGGCGACATGAGCGAGTGGCAGTTTGCCAAGCGTGAAGATATGTCGTGGTGGTATGGCGAAGGCATCTGGATGCTTGAGCGTTGGATTAAGTTCCGCAACTCTGGCTGGTCAGTCTATAAAGATTTTGTCGAAAAGGAATATGAAATCCCTATCGAAGATACCGTAGTCAAGATGGCTATTGACCGTGTAATGGTTGACTTTGAGGGCAAGTTAGTCCTGCTTGATATCAAGACAGGTGCTTCTAGTCAGCGACACCCACTACAATTAGCCGTCTATGCTTGGGCTTTAGAAAAGCATGGAGTCAAAGTAGATCGTGCTGGCTTCTGGGATGCGCGTACAGGACACGTAACTCAGTGGAGCCTAGATAACCTACACAGTGAGCGAGTTGAAGATATACTCAATACATTCGATAAGGCTCGCAAGGAGACTATCTTCCTTCCTAACCTTTCGAACTGCGGTAGATGTGGTGTAATATCCCACTGCAAGTATTTAACTAGCAACCGATAAAGGAGAAAAAAATGACTGGTAACTTCCAAGTCAGTAGCAAACTACCCGATGGTCGTATCTTCGTGGTAGCCTCAGAGACCTACGCTGGTTTCTGTGAAGCACTAGAGAGTGCTGTCGGCATCGAAGAGTCGCAAGACTTGTTGAAGCAGATGGCTCAATCCCTAGTGGGAGCACCAACAACTGCTGTTGAAGCAGTGCAAAATATCCGAGAAGGACTTGGAGCAAGCATCATCCACACGGCACATCCAGTGACTGGTGGAATTAGTAACACTGGTGCGCCAACTTCACGTTCTTGCTCACATGGTTTAATGTCTAAGCGCACTGGCGCTGGGGCTAAGGGGCCATGGAAAGCATTCATGTGTCCTTCACCTAAGGGAACTCCAGATCAGTGCGAGCCTGTATGGGTTCGTCGCAACGATCCAGAATGGGCTTCTTTCTAAATGGGAGCAGCCCTTACAGGGCTATTCGTAGCACTAGCGATCATATTCGTATTGGAGATGCATAACAGATGAGAACTCTAGCCCGTGCAGTAGGCAGTGTAGATATTGGTGGCGAACCTTTGCCGTCAGTATTCCGCACGTTCGATGCTAACAAGGTCGTTATTCGGCGATCTGAAATATCGATGATTGCAGGAACTCCAGGCGCAGGTAAATCTACGCTGGCACTTGCGATTGCTTTACGGGCTAAGGTTCCAACTCTGTATATCTCAGCCGACACAAACGCCCACACAATGGCTATGCGTCTGCTATCAATGATAATCAACAAGCCTCAAAGTGAAGCAGAGATGCTTTTAATTGAAGATGTTGAGAACTCAAGAAAAATCATAAATAATTCTTCGGGTCATATCTTCTGGTCATTTGAGTCAGCGCCAACGCTGTCCGATCTTGACCAAGAGGTAGAAGCATTCGAAGAATTGTGGGGGTGTGCGCCTACTCTCATCGTTGTTGATAACCTTATGGATATTGCCAATGATGGTGGGGAAGAGTTTGCCGCTATGCGTTCCACAATTAAAGAGTTGAAATATCTCGCAAGAGATACCAACGCTGCTGTATTGTTACTGCACCACACCAAAGAGTCGTATGTCGGGAACCCATGCCAACCACGTTCTGCTTTGCAGGGCATGGTGGCTCAGTTGCCTGCTCTTATCTGTACTGTCGGATCTAATGCTCCTGGCTTCATAGCCGTAGCACCAGTGAAGAACAGATACGGTAAGGCAGATCCAACTGGGGATACGGCTTTTTGGTTGCAGTTCAATCCAGAAATGATGGACGTTTCAGATATACCTGAGAGGGTATGATGAAAGACATCAATGATCTAAAACCAGATTATTCTAGGGCGATGGATATCCGTGGTGAACCTACCTCGGTATGCATCTGTGGAAGTTTCGTTTGGAATCTAAAGGTAGCATTCGACTCGGATGGTACTATCGGAATGTATTTCAGAGATATGGAGTGTGCTGACTGTGGAACACAGGCAACCGCCCCGATTGAGGAGTAAAAATGAAACGACTGAAAATATACGCTTGGCTAATGTCTGCTGTAGTCTTTGTGGGAACTTTGCCTCACGCTGTGGGTGCGATACTTACCAAGACTCATACAGAGAAGATCGAGATGGTTCCACCATGCGAACCGAGTATTTCGTATATGAAGAAGATAGCAAAACAGGTAGCGAGAGGGAAAGTTCTTGCTACATACCGAAGCAACTATGAGTGGAAAGCACTCCACAAGTTATGGGATCGAGAGTCTCGTTGGGATTATACGGCAAATAACCCACGATCTAGCGCATACGGCATTCCCCAGATGCTGAAGATGCCTGAGGATACTCCCCAGACTAAGCAAATTGATTTAGGATTGAAATATATCAAGGCACGTTACGGTAGCCCATCAAGGGCGCTGGCGTTCCATAATGCAAATGGGTGGTATTAATTGTCTAGTGCAGCGAAAGCCAAAGGCTCTAAAGCCGAACGTGATGTAGTCACTTATCTAATTGAGAACGGATTCCCGTACGCCGAAAGGCGTTTAGCAGGGGCGCAAGAGGATAAGGGCGACATCGCTGGAGTCAATGGTGTCTGCATAGAAGTTAAAGATCATGCCAAGATGGTTCTATCTGGCTGGATTGAAGAGATGATACTAGAGACTAAGCATGCAAAGGCTTGGACTGGTGTTGTTATTCATAAACGAAAAGGTAAAGGCTCGCCTGCCGATTGGTATGCTAGTATGCCTGTATCAGTCTGGTTAGAACTATTGAAGAAGGCTATTAATAATGAAATACGATAAGCCCAACATGACGGCGGTTCTCGAGTACTACGGTGCTCGGGTTCCGACCCGTCGTGGTTGGTTTTCTATGAAGTGTCCGTTCCACGATGATAGTCATGCATCAGCATCTGCTAACACAGATGACGGAGCGTTTTGCTGCCACGCTTGCCAGATGAAAGGCGACGGATATGCTATTATTATGTCTAAAGAGGGAGTTGAATTCCGTGAAGCAATCAGCATCGCACAGAGAATACTTGACGCGCGCGGCGAAGTTCTACCACAGCGGTCTACACGAAGCGGAGGATTACCTCGCAGAACGGGGAATAACTCTAGAACAAGCACAGAAAGTTCGCTTGGGCGTCGTGCTAGAGCCACTAACGGGTCATGAAGCCTATACAAATCGCTTGGCGATTCCGTATATTACGCGTTCGGGGGTGGTTGACCTTAGATTCAGGTCGATGGATTTATCCGAACCGAAGTACATGGGTCTATCGGGTGCTACCACGCATCTCTATAATGTTAGTGCCTTCTTCAAAGCATCGTCATATATATGTATATGCGAAGGCGAAATTGACACCATCACTCTCGATGTCACTTGCGGTATACCTGCGGTGGGAGTCCCAGGGGTCAACAACTGGAAGAAGCACTACTCAAGGCTCCTAGCCGACTTTGATAAGGTATTCTTATTCGCAGACGGCGATAACGCTGGCACAGAATTTGGTAAGTCTCTTGCTAGAGAACTACCTAATCTGACTGTAGTACAGATGCCTGAGGGAGAAGATGTAAATTCTATGTACCGCATGCAAGGTGCGGATTACTTTAGAGCGAAGATTGAGAGCGCATAATGTTGATGCCAGTTGACGGACACTTTAGTTGTCAAGATGATTGCGACTTTACTACCTGTAATGTATTTGAATTTCTTGACCACTGTGGTGTTGAGTTCGGCTGGGAAGTAAAACTTAGCAAGCGCTACTCATTTGATCTATTTACATTCTTACAGATCCTCAATGACCTTGTAGATAAAGGTGATTTAGATGGCATCTTTGACCATGTACAGAGCGCTACAACCCTTATGGTCAATGCATCAGATGATGAACTAGAAGATTACATTGAAGAGGCTGTCGTAGCCTCAGAATTAAAAGACATAATCAATGGCGCAGAAAGGCTCCTCAAAGAGAATGAGTAAGGTAGAAACAATAGAAGATCCAACCAAATTCGAACTAGACTTGTGGAGCAACGTCGATGAACTCACTAACTTACTACTCAGAAAGCATAACGATTACGGCCCAAAGAATATCTCTCAAAGCCCTGGAGGCCCACTTAACGGACTCAGGGTTAGAATGTGGGACAAGATCGCCCGTATCAATCACCTACTCGAAAGTGGTAAGGACGCAGAAAACGAGTCACTCCAAGACTCCTACGCCGACCTTGCAAACTATGCTATAATCGGACTAATGGTACTGAAAGGACAATGGCCCCAAGAATGAAAATATTTGGCCCTTATAAAGGAAGCAAACAAAATGGTGGACGCCCAATCTACGTTATCAAGCGTAAGAAAAAAGATGGCACTACTGAAACTACATCTACAAATAAGGCTCGCTTGGATTTTAAGCGCGCTACAGGAAAGAAACTAAAGCGTAATCAGGAAGTAGATCACATTGATAATGGTGGTCGTGCTGGTCGAGATGGGATATCTAACCTACGCATCCTGTCAAAGAAGAAAAACGTAGGCTTAGAAAACAAGAGACGAGCCAAGAAAAAGTGAAAAACATAGTCTGTATTTCTGATCTTCAAGTCCCATATCACGATGTAGAAGCCACGAAGGCAGTGGCGAAGTTCATTCAATGGTATCAACCAGAGACAGTCGTATCCTGTGGTGACGAAATGGATATGCAGACTATTTCAAAATGGAGTAAGGGTACTGAGTTAGAGTTCGAACGATCTATTGGTCGTGACCGTGATCTTACTCGTCAAGTCTTGTATGACTTAACTGTTGAACATATGGTGCGTAGTAATCATACTGATCGATTGTTCAACACTGTTGCTATGAGAGCGCCAGGACTTCTTGGTTTGCCTGAGTTGCAATTAGAAAACTTTCTTGGACTTAAAGAACTTGAGATCCAATATCATTCTGACCCATACGAACTAGCCCCAGGCTGGTTGCTTATGCATGGTGATGAAGGAAACGTACAGCCTACGGCTGGCGCTACTGCATTGGGTCTAGCGAAACGCTCAGGTATGTCCGTAGTGTGTGGTCACACGCATCGCATGGGTCTCACACATCAGACTCAAACATATCGTGGTGGTAAGCCTAAAACTATTTGGGGTATGGAACTTGGTAATCTTATGGATTACCGTAATGCAAAATATATCAAGGCAGGGTTGTTCACTTGGCAACAGGGCTTTGGTATCTTGCATGTGGACGGTAAGAACGTCACACCGCAGTTAGTTCCTATCATTAACAATTCATTTACTGTGGATGGAAAAACATTTAAGTGGTAGTAGATACAGACAAATACGATCAACTTGTAGCGCATATCGCCTATGAGTTTAGCCGTAAGTTTCACATGGTTGATGCCGATGATGTGCGACAGGAACTATGGATATGGTTCTTGGAACACCCTAACAAGGTAAAGACATGGGAAGCACTAGACGGCAAGCAGTCTATTAAGTTGATTGCTAGATCGTTGCGTAACGCGGCTAAGGACTACTGCCAGAAGCAGAAGGCTCAGGCTGTGGGCTATCGTGTAGAGGATAACTACTACTACGACAGAGAACTGATCGAAGCGCTATTACCTTCTGTTATCAGGGGTGATCTTGTAGCACCATCTATTCAAGACTTAGGGTATATTACTGGCAAGAAGGTAGCCTCCGAAGGTGGCAACTGGTTCGCTATGGTCGCAGACATACAGCGTGGGTTTGCTAGGTTAGATGAGAAGCAGATGAGTATGTTGTATCTTCGTTTCGGCGATGGATGTGATAACAAGACATTTGCTAATGAGTTAGGCATCTCAGAAGATGCAGCACGTATGCGAGTTAATAGATCAGTGAACAACTTAATAAATATTCTTGGTGGTAGTAAGCCACGCAGGGAACGGGACTACACGGAAGAGGAAGCCAATGCAAGAGAACTTGAGCCAGGCACCGCAGATATTTCAATGGCTGGAGACGAAGTTAGCGGACAAGACTTGGACTGACGCCCAAGATCCTGAGTTTGTTAAATCGCTCGAACAGATCAAGACTGTAATAGAAAGTCTTTCTGCACAGATATATATCTTTGTAGATTACTTTGAACAGTATTGCAACGCTGTTGCCAACTCTCCTATCTTTAATGATACAGCGGCTAGGTCTGAACCGCAGAGCGGCGAGGTCTCTCCAACACAAACTCCCGATTCGCCTCTCCTGAACCGCGCTGAGCGCCGTAGCAAGAAGCGCGTTACCCCTTTCCAAGCGCAAGGGATAGATAACGCATGATCTGCACAGCATGTACAGCAGCAGGCTTAGCCAACTCAACAGGCGATACCGCTATCGCAATTATGCTTCATCAGAATTGCGTAACTGGTTGCGTATGCCAGCATAAGACAGGCGAACACTGGCTAAAGAAAGCAAAGAAAAAGCCCCCCACCAATTAAGGTGAGGGGCGTGTACGATTATCGTACAGTTGCTATTCTTAGGTGAGATATCCAGAAGCACTCCATACATACGGGGAAGCCTTCTAGAGTTGTATCCTCTTTAGGTATGCGCGTTTTACAATTAGGGCATTTCATTAGTGTATTGTTGGTGCGTAGATCGGTATCGCGGTAGCGTTAATTAACTTATCACCATGAGATACTGCATCTTCCATTGTCGGGAAAATACCGTAGACCGCGGTATCTCCTTCTGAGATATTGCTTACCGTTACCCAACCAACTTGATACATAGCATCGCTTGGGTGGTGGATTTCTACTTTGGTCATGCTTATCCTTTCGCTAGTGTACGATAATCGTACAGTAGGTGAGTGGCTACGAGCATCGGGCAGGTAGCCACCCACCTTCTTAGTATAACCTAACTAAAGCGCTAAAGCAAGTATAAAACACACACTTGAGACCACCCCAACGGATAGCCACAGTATGAATATCAACTGCTCGGTAACGCTCTCTAACTTGTAATCGTCATCTTCTATCATAGACCTTCCTCCAATTTCACACCCTCACGCCAGCCTTCATGAGACATGGGTAGTGTAGTGTGAAACGGAATAACACGCCTGCCGTCTTGCAACTTAGAGCGTTCATTAGGGTCTAGACCTGCCCAGATACCATGTAGCCCAGAGTACCTAAGTGCATACTCTAAGCATTCTGGCTTAGCAGGACACACGCCACATATGGCGCGCGCCTGCAAAGACTCCTCGCTGTGATAGTGCTTAGAGTCGGTTGCGTATCTGCGTTCAGGAAACCATAAGTTTGGATCACATGAAGCGCATAAGGCTTGTTCCTTAAAGAAAGCGACATGATGATTACTCATACTGGTCTACTCCCCCTCTGGCATCTGCCATACTTAACGCACCGATCTTTGCCATAGCACAACTGTGGCAGTAGTTTCGCTCAGCGTAATCATGCACAGGCACTTGGATCAGTGTCCTGCATGCATAACACTTACACGATTTATATTTATCCATTTATCCCTTCCTCTGTACGATTATCGTACATAGTCGGCAGTTGTCCTGCCAACTCTTGATAGTGCGTGGCTCGCACCATCAGTTTTGCATGGTCTTGCGACCTTCCTTCACGAAGCGCCTGTTCAGCGTCATGTAGGAATAACTCGGCGCGTACGCCGTAGTAGTACGGAGTAGGTGGCACTGGCTTATGAGGCTTACTCATAGGTAGCCCACCCACCTTTAGGATAGTTAGGCTCCCATGTATTCCATAGAGTCTTTTCTACTGAGTCCTTATCGTAGCCTGAACCCTTGTAGCATAAGCACTCGGTTACATAGGTTTTGCAATCTACGCATGTTCCACACTGCTTGCAGTAGCCGTCTATCATCTGAGATATCTCAAAGAAAGACTCGCATGTATCGCAATCTACCCACTTCTCGGTGCTATCGTCTTTGAGACCGAAGCCGAAAGGTGTAGCGGTACGCGTAGACATTGTAAGATAGCAACTCTGGTTAGACCACCAGACACCGCTACTATCTTTCCAACCCTTGTTCTCATGCAGTAGATAGCACTGGTGCTTGGCGCGTGGATCAACGGTAAGGATTACAACCTTAGAGCCTTGTGTAAAGTCCTCTAAGATATTCCATACCTGCTCGTTATCTAACGAAGTTACGCCACCGATAGCAGGCAGAATATCCTCAGCAAAGATACGCGTATCGCTACGCTTATCGCCTTGTGGTTCTATCACTGGAAGCACACCGTTATGGGCTAGATAAGTCTGCGTATTACCCACTCCGACTTGGAAAGGGTGGCAGTTATCTACGGTAAGCGAACCATGAGTAGCAAATCGGGCATGCCATGTAGCATAACCTTCTGGATACTTCTCTCGCATCTCTAAGAAGCGTGAGATAGAAGCGTCTGCGTTCATGGTGCGTTCTACATGGATACGGTTCTCGCTAGGGATAACGATAGCGAAGCCGAAGCCGTCTGGATTATTGAGAGCAGAGTTTTCCAACTTCTCTCGTGTGGGTATTACATTAGGTGGGATTACACATAACATACACATAGCATTACTCTTTTCTGTACGATTATCGTACGGTTAGTCCATCTCTTGGGCGGGTGTATCATTATCAAAGGTGCTTTGGATAGCATTGACTAGATTAGGATATGTCTCCGCTTGGTCGGCTACGAAGCGTACAAAGTGTATCCATTTTAGAGCGCTGTTACTGCCGTTCACTTTGAGATCACGCGTGTACTCAACGGAAGCGTGAACCAATTCAATAGCAGATAAGACGCGCGCCGGTTTTAGCGAACCCTTAAAGACTCGGACTTCTAGGGTTCTCTCGTTCTGGCTATTGACCGCCTCATAGCGATCATCTTGGTGTCCATACTTAACGCGGTTAGCAAGGCTACCCTTATCGTTAAACTTGGCATAACTAGATGAGCGCCCTGCTAGGCGTTCTATTTGGCGTTGATTATCGTAGATCAGTTTAATAAAGCGCAACTCATGGGCTTGCGCCTTCACTATGTCTGATCGTTTAGACACCTCACCGAAAGCAGTGCGGCTCACATGGACATGCAGACCGCATGTACTGGTATCCCATGAACGGAAGCCCTGCTTACGCAGACCCGTTAAGGTTTCCCAGTTAAACTTCTTTTGCAACTCCTCCAGACTATGAGGGTGCGACACGATCTCAAACCCTTCATCTAGTGAGCCGTCATTTTTAAGGTACACGCGTGGGCTGAGTCTATCAACTACATACGAAGCACCTGCTTTCCGACTATTACCTTGGGACTCCACCTCTAACTCAAAGCCAAAGTGATACTTAGCCTCACCAAAGAAGTGTGGGCGTGGGCGGTAACTGTACTCGTGGATAAGTTGGCTACTAATATCCTCCTCGCAATCGTGGCTATTGCCGTCCCAATATTCCACACCGCACTCACTGCACTCATATACATTGTTCTCGTAGCAACGATAGCAGTAGCGAGAGCCGTCAAAGCAACGAGAGTCCGCGTGTAACTCGTACGAACTGCATTGGTCGCAGTAGAAGAAAGCGGCTTCGCCGTACTCTTGCTTCACTTCGGTAACGCATTTCGGACAGATAACATCTCCCAGATACTTATCAAAGTCCGTGAAGGTTAATCCGTCTCGGCTTGCTTGGAAATCGTACGAGGCATGCGTAACGGTGCATCTATCGCAAGATGTAGTGCAGACAGCATGGGCTTGGATAGTATTGCCCTCTCCGTCAAACACTTCTAACTTACGGTAACTAGCCGTACCGAAAGGGTGATAGCAGACATGGCAGTTATCCTCATCAAACTTAGGCAAGGTTATTGCTTCTCTCATATTCCGCATATCCTGAGACTCGGAATACATCACCTCATATTTAGCATGCCACTCTTCGCTAAGCCCAGTTAATTCTGATACGGCTCGCAAAGAGTTTTGTAACTTCTGAACTATGCAGTATCCACAACCTATGAAGTCGTGAACCATTGAGTTAGCGTATAGGTGGCGTGGCTTCTGGCATGTCTCGCACACTCCAGTTTCTATGAAAGCCCAACAGTTGCTAGGGCTAAACACAGTATCGTTATTAGGCATCTACTTTCTCCGTTTCTGTACGATTATCGTACGCTTCATCTGATCTCTTTAGATGTTGGGTAGCGAGATATCCGATCTCTTGGACTTCACGCCATGTAAGGAAGTTTAGGGCATAGCCTAAGAAAGTCTCAGTTTCTGCCCCTGCTTTGAGAACATCTAGGACAAAATCTGCTTTCTGGTCATAGGTAGCCTTGATACCGCCGAGACGATAGGTAGCCATTACAACTCCTGATATTCATGGTGAAGGTTGATAAGTTCTTCTGTCTCGTCTAACTCGTCATATTCTGCTTTGACTTTGTTAAATAGCGATACATAGACCCTCTCATGCCAAGGCTGAACGCGTGGCTCTTTTAAGATGAGGTCTGAGGCATTTTCTAGTGCCACGAGTATCATCAAGAGTTCTGTCTTGTTCTCGATCTGCATTAGCGTGTCTCCTGAGAGTGCAACTGCTGACGCAACTGGCGCACCTTCTCGGTGAGACGGTAGTTAGCAACGGCGGTTGATATTACCAAGCCCACCGATACTGTAAGCGCGATAGTGATAGCCACTATGTCGCTTGTTAGTAGAGTTACCATAATTTACCTTTCAGTAGTTGCCGTACGATTATCGTACAGCGAGTAGGTATAGTTATACCCACTCCATAAGAA